AGTTCCTTTGCGTGTTCGATTTTTAGCCTGTGCGCCTTTTCCTCGTTTTCTATTTGCTCAATCTGAGCTCTAATCTTTTGTCTCTCGTATGGGTCGGTCGTTTTAGCAGCCTTCCTGCGAAGCTGCCGGATTTCCATCCGAGTAAGTTTTCGCTTTTCAGGGCCATTTTCCAAGGCCTGCAGCTCAGCATCTCTTTTCCTGTTTATCGCTTTAATTTCCGCTTCATAGTTTGACATCGCCTGAGCATGGGCTTCGTCCGAGTTCCTTCTCAGCTCATCGTAGTACTCCTTGACGGAGGTCTTTGAGTCTTCAAAATAACGCCTTAACAGCTCTTTGTTTCTTTTGACGCTATCGGCTTCTTTGTCTAACGCTGCTTGAATCCCGTCGTGGTACGCCTTGGCAGCTGCTTTTGAATCTTCATATCCCCGCTTGCGGGCCTCGGCAGCTCGTTTAATGCCCTCAACTTGGCCATCAACGGACTTCTTGTCGGCCTTGCTGACCTCTTCAATGGCCTTAATATCATCTTCCCAGCCAGCAATTTTCTTCTCAGATGCAGCCTCATAGGCCTCCACATAGGCCCGCAGCTTGGCCGTCGTGGATTCGGCTTGAGCCTCCAACCCTCTCAGCTCTGCTTGAGCTTTCTTGGTATCGAGGGCGCTAATTGCTTCGTTGTACTGATCCTGCGTGATCTTGCCCTCGGCCAGCCGCGTGTCAAGGTCTTTTGCTTTGTTCTCAAAATTTTGAAGGGCATTCATCGAGCCAGTTGTTTCCTCGCTTAACATCGAAAAACCATCAATGGCGTAATCGAGGTCTTCCTCTAGCTTTTTAGCCTTATCGCTAATTGCTCTAAAAATGTCGCCGATAACAGGTAGCTTCATGACCTCGTCAATAAAATCCCTGAGATAAAGCACTGATTGGTTGACGACCTGCATAATGACACCAAACAGAAGCAAGATTCCGTTTAGGGCAAATTTAAGAGTCTTGCCAAAGAAATTTGCCATCCACTGGAACTGCATCTGGACGCCAGGCATCTCTGTTGCAACCTTGGTAAAGATTTGCACAAACGCAGCGTAAACCGAGGCAAGGGCTTTACCAATTGGAGCCAATGTTTGACCAACCTTCTCGAGGCCAATTGCCGTCAATGTCTGCATTTTTGCCTGGAACTGAGCGATGGTCATGCCACCCTTTTTGCCAAGCGATTCGATTGACTTCTGAAGCAACGCAAAATCGCCAGCCACCTTTTCCCTTGCCACCTCGCCAATCGCAATCATGGCCTCCATGAACATCTGGCTGGTAATCTCGCTGTTCTGCATGGCATCGGAGAGGTTCTCGATACCATACTTAGCTTTGAAGTAAGAGGCTAGCTGGCCACGCAATGCACCGTCAAGTTCGGCGAACTGCTGGTTAAGTTCTTCACCCTGTAGGCGGCCCTTACCCATAACCTGGGCGAAGGCTTCGATATATCGACCAGTCTTTTCAGTGTTAAGACCAAGCATCGTAGTACGAGCTGCAATGGTCTCGATGACAAGCTGGGTATCGGTCAGACTGCCACCGGCTGCCATAATAGCAGGGCCCAGTCGCTTGAAGGCGCCCTCAATCTTTGTCAATGACTGACCGTAAGTCAGTGAGACAGCTTTAGCCGCCCTCAGGATAGCGTTTTGACCTTCGACCGAAACACCAAGCTGCTCAAAGCTCAGCTTCAGGGACTGAATTTCTTTTTGACGATTGACAAGGGGGCCAATCATCATATTGACAGCCTGAATGGCCTGACCTAAAGCCATGGCCGACATGGTGATCTGGCTGAGCTTGTTACCCACGGACAAAAAGCCGCTCATGAAGCCCTTGTTGCTGCCATGCTGGCTAATCAGGTTGATTTCTTTGCTCAGGTTCTTGACCTGATTATTGGCCTCCACCCAGTGGGCGTTGGCTACTTGAACCTTGCGACCGAACACGCCGGTTACAGTCGTAGTGGCTGCGATTGCATCTCGGTTTTGAGTTGCCGTTCTCAGCTGGGCTCTAAGAGAGGTTAGGGACCCGTGGTGAAGACTTTTCTGCTTGCTTAGCTTGGAAATGTTTTCGGTGTGAATCCTGCTAGTTTTCTGCAGGTGTTTGACACCGTCTTTGTCGACTACAGTATCTACGTCCACTTGGATTTCAGCCTTGCCTTTCTTGCCAATAATCTGACCGATAGCCTGCTCGTATTTCTGAGCAAGCTCGAGGTTCCCGGCTTCAACAGCGGCAACACCTTTATCTACAAGTCTGTTTAACTGCGCACTCGCCTTGTCAGCACCAACTACCTGTGGCTCAATCTTGATGGCAAAGTTTGTAATACCGGGGCCACCCATCCGTTGAGCCATGATTTCCTAATAAGCTGGTATAGGTTTCCATGAAAAAGGGCCCTTGCTGGGCCCCTGGGTGTTTTGCCGTAAGCATCGCGGTTACGGACTTCAGGCGATAGATGCAACACGGAAGGTTCCAGATCCAGAGCCAACGGTTTCGACAACAGAGATAATGTCTCCAACCGTATAACCAGAGCCCGCAGACGTAATGTTGATTGCGGTAAGGTTGCCGCTGCTGTCCGTATCGGCGGTAGCAGTAGCAGTTCCAGAGATGGTAACATCGATACCCGCGCCGTCGGTGACGAACGCGGTACCAGTGTTCAACGTGTCGACGGAGGCGATGCCTCCAATCAGCTAATTACCAGCGTTTTCGTCGAGCTCAACGACGTAGCTGCCGTAACCAGTCAGGGAGCACTCCCAGGACACGATGGAAGACACTTCGTTGGACTCGGTGTAGCCCATCAGGGTGCCGTAGCCGTACACAGTCTCGACGGTGCCAGTGGGGCCCACACGAGCGATCTTCACACGCAGGGCGTCAGCCACGGTGTTCTGCTCGGTGAGGCGCAGGATCTGATAACCAGCGTCCTTGAAGTCGGCGATACCAGCCAGGGACATGGTCCAGGACTTGGTAGTTGCCACGGCCTGGTTGAAGCCCTTGGTCTCGTCGTCGTAGGTATAGATGTCCTCAGAACCAGTGTCGGTCTCGAGGGAAGCACTGGTCAGGCCATACAGACGCACGGGTTGCATGGTGCCGTCAGTGGGCTCAGCGACGGGAGAGGCGCCAATGGAGAACACACCAGCAGCGTAGGAGATCTTTTCGTTTTGAGCGATAACGTTGGTGGTGTCGATGAAGTTGCTAACACCAGCACCAACGCCACCAGTAACGCCAGTGAACGAAGTGTCAACGGATTCTGCCTTAAGGGGGATCAAATACAGATCGTACCCGAAGGCAGCAGAGAAGTTTGCCATATAGAAGAACGGACCTGGATCCGCATGAAGGTACTTCGGACCTTCTACGGCCCGTTATACCTATTCTTCCAATAGGCCGTCTTAAGCCAGGATCGGCATGTCAGATGGGATCTGGATCGCAGTCTGCACCAAAGCGCCAAGGCCGTCTGCTACGGAGACCGTTTCATAAGAGTTGGATCCAGCAAAGATTTCCAGGACGCGTATTGCCGCCAAGGTCATATCAGTACCTGTCGCTTCCTCCCAGCAGATCAAAAAGACCGTCCACTTAGCCTCGATATCAGCTGAACCACTTAGATATTCCTTTCTAGACAATTCTGCTGTGTCGTGAATAACAACTTCGACTCCAGTAGCCTTTTTGACGGCGGGTAAATCGGCACCAGGAGTAACGATACTAATCGAAGGCGTGACCTGACCTGCTCTGAAGGTATATTCACCTACGTAGCTCATAAAAGTTGCGTCCGCGACCAAAGTGTCGTAAATCACCTGTGGATTCGTAGGAAATTGCTGGGTCATGGCCGAAAACCGTACGATCGTAGGGTTCCAGCGGGTATACTAGTCTAACAACGCAGAAAAGCTTATGCTAATCGCTTCAACCAGCATTTCTTCTGGCGTTGTTATCGTAATTCGATGACAGACGCTAGTCGCCAACCGCTCTACGAGCGCCCACAAGACTACGTTTACACCATGACAGCATTATCATCGGCTGAAGCAAAGCGGCTCTGGAGAGCCGGCATCAAGGAGGTATGGGGAAATCGCTGTGCCTACTGCAATAAACCCCCAATTGACGACAAGTCACTGACTATTGACCACGTAAAACCAAGAGCCAAAGGAGGCGAAGACCGCACTTCAAACGCAATTCCAGCTTGCAGGCGCTGCAACCAAGCCAAGGGGAGCGAAGAGTGGCTGGCATGGTACGGTATGCAACCCTTCTACTCGCTGTCGGCTGAGCTCCGTATCCGCGAATGGCTAAAAAGCGGCCAGGTCATAGACCTAACCGCTTCGGAAGATGATATTTGTTGGCTTGATCGGCTACTTACTGAAAACGTCGAAGAGTGATATTCTCTTCGGCGATAGCCTTAGTGTGGATACTAGGAACAACTAACGTCTCGCTGATCCCGCAAGGGCTCGTAAACCGCTGAGGGCCCTCTGCTGCCTCAAGAGCGATAAGAAGGCCAGAGTAGCCTTCTAGTCCCTTCCTAGGAGCCAGAAGGATCGCATACTCGGAGAATAGAGCCGGGATGGTTGGAACAGGCCCATCGGCGGACTTTGCAACGTCCTTGTAGCAGAACAGCGCCCATGAAGGCAGCTTGCCTGACTTGGCGAGGTACAGATAAGCTGAACCGAATCTGCTTGATGGACCACTGTTTGCCGATTCTTCGGGATACAGATAAAACTCGTCCATGTTGACAGCCTTCTTTTTTGAGTCCCTCTTCGAGTTAGCATAAAGGCAAGCAAGTAGAGCCGATGGACGCTCTGCCTCGTGGAGCTGCCTTTTCATTAACTGTATAGCCCTATGATGTGCGAGGGTAACGTACTCGCACGGCAGCCGGTAAAAGTTCTCTAGATGAAACTCTGAGTCCCCAGGAAAGAACGCCTTGAGGTCCCAGAATATATCATCCATGTAAGAAAGGCCTTGCTTGCCGGCCGCTACTTTTTTTCTACCTCATCAATGCCGTCGGCAACGATGTCCTCGTCTTCCTCGACACCCAGAACGTCCAGAAGGCGTTCGGTACTCTTGGCCTCTTCGTCGTTAAACAGTCGAACTAGGCCGTCGACAATATCATCATGAAGTTTGATGATGTCGTCAACCGTGATCTCAGCGTCAATACGGTACACGCAAAGACACAACGCCTTGAGGATCTTTTTGGTTTCCTCTTGGCGCATCAGCTGGCCCGTCAGATCACCCAATTCAACGTTAAAGTCGTCCCAGACCTTGCTGGCCTCTTGATCTGACTGGTCAGTCATCGCAGTCATAACCAGCTCGTAGGACTGCTTCATGTCCAGCGAGTAAGCTTTGCCAACCTTGCGGGTAAGAGACAGAACTTCGCTAAGCGTCTTTTCTTCAGTGCTGTTAGACTGCATAAAGGAACGCTCGCCTGCGGTCAAGTAGCCATAGCGTTCGATCTCGATTATGCCGGAATCGTCAGAGCCAACAAGCTCTTTGATGGGTTTAAGCCTTGGAGATACTACGAAAGGGAGCTTAGTCATAACGTGTCATCAAGCGCACGTAGTATACCTAATCAGCCCCTCAAGTACCTTTTTAGGGAGGCATTGAAGTCAAACTGGGGGACAGGGCCGCCACCGTACAGCGTAGAGGTAATCCAGGGGCGGCCTGGTAGGTAAATAGGTCTCAAATTCTTGTTGCCATAAGGGAATATGTAGCCGCCATTGTGTACAATACTGGCATACGAAGCTCCGTATTTCACGGCAAGACTGTAACCATTGACAGTTACCGAGCCAGAGCTGAGCAGCGCACCCGTGTCGTAGATGTCCCTAGAGCCTCCTGTGGGCCACCTCCAGGCCGAAGACTTTAGAGCTGCGTCCAGAGCCCTTTTAAGGTCGACAGCAACGCCTTTTAAGGCCTTCTTGACGGCCAACTTTATATCTTCGGCTTCCTGGTTAATCGAATTTGCGAAGTCCTCTATTCCTTCGACGCTAACTGACCACCCGTTAACAATTCCCATCGGAAGCAGTTGAACAGGAATATCCACGTCGAATCCGCCTTCTTCCAGGTCATCAAAAGGCTTCAGCCCTAGAAGCTGCTTGGCGTTATCGTCAAGTTTAACATTAGGAGGTAGCTTCATTAGTTTTGCTTGCGGCGCCTGGTGAATTAACGGTATGCACAAGCATGCCAATGCATCTCTTCTACAGACAGTATTCCGCAGAAGAGATCCAGTCCATCAAGCGCTGTCTTGAGGTCGCCCCAGAGCTGCCGACGGGTCTGAGATGGAAGGAGCGGTTTTCTCCTTATTCGCGGGCCAAAATCGGCGAGATGGCTGGTCGAGTCAATGGCACAGGGTACGGGCAGGTTAAGCTGGGCGGCAGGTACTGCCAATCGCATCGTGCTGTCTTCATCATCGCCAATGGTTATGATCCATACCCACTTACCGTGGACCACATCGACCGCAACCCCTTGAACAGCGCTCCAGAGAACCTCAGGGCCGCCTCAGACAGCGAGCAAAGACTGAATAGAAAGGATGTGATACAGAGCAGGAAGAAGCCGAATAAATCTGGCTACAGATGGGTCTGCTGGAATAAGAGCGGCTGGCATGCCTGCTTTTCTTATCGCGCCAAGATGTATTCTGCTGGGTATTTCGACTGCCCCAAGGCGGCTCACAAGGCTTCCGTCACTCTCCGAAGAGAGCTAGGAGCGCCTGTTTAGGTTAATTTTGCAGTTCCGAACCCGTCAGTTGCAGTTCGACCCCACCAATTTCCTTGTAAATGATCTCATCGATGCCTAGCCCACCATACTGGCCGCTAGAGCGTTGAATTTTAGCTGCAGGCATGATCGGGTCCTGACCGAACTTGAACTGGCACTCAGTCCCTGTGGCAAGCCAGCTGTACTGCGTTGTAACTTGTGTCCAGACAAGGTTGGTCTCATCACCGGCCACCAGGTCGTAATCGGCCGGGACAGTAGTGAAGTCTAACGCATAGCCGCGATAAAAAAATTGATCACCAGAAGCACCAGGCATCATCCTGCCATCGAGCTGAGACTCCAGGGGCAGCTTTTTCGAGCCAGACGAAACGCCGCTGTACTGGGCCCTACTGACAAACAAACGCACAAGGTATGAATCACTTGGAGTAGCCTGCAGACGGCCATCAACAACGGTCACAGCGCTCTGCCCAGGCACGAGTAGCCGTGCATTCTTGTAAGGCATCAAAGGAGAATTGCTGGCCATCATTTCACCCGAATCCACCTAGTCTTCCAGGTATTGAAAAGCAGGGCTTGCGCCCCGCGATTTTTTATAGCTTACCTCGCCCTATCGGGCTCGCTACGCTTTCCGTCACTTTCGGCAGCGCTTGCAAGACTCAATCTCGCCCTTGATGTACTTACTGTAGGCAGCATTGACGATCGCCCAGTTGTTACAGCCTTTACACCAAGCCTGAGCGGTGTCAGCTTTCGCGATTTCTTCCATCAGCTGATTGACCTCTGGGCTGTTTTCGGGATGACCTGACATAGGGCTAGGTTTGTACTGGCTACAGTTTACCAGGAACACCCTCAGGAGCGTATTAGGTACGTGACTCCGTTCATGCTGCCATCCTGTAGGCCGCCCATACAGCTGCAGAATGCAAAGTATTGAGCAATTTCCTGCTGCGCACGGCTCATTTCCTGTTGTGCGCCACTTGGCAAGCCGGCGCCATTGCGTTCCCACTCCAAAACATCGGCCTTAACCAGTGTTTTGCCCTCAGTGTCACTCAGATTCTGGGTGGATTCGGCAGTTTTTGCCGCTTCATACTCGTCCAGCAATGCCCGAACACGTAAAGCCGCCTCAGAACTCATGTTCTCAAGCTGATTGGCGCAATTCTGTGTACACTCGAGGGTATATGCACCGAAAGGCAGCTTTAGCGCTTCAATAATCCGCAGATCATCACCTGCAACCCAGTGGCCTGTAGTGTCTAAAGCCATGATCGGCATAATAATGTGGTCAAAGCTAGGTTTCCGACTGGTATAATGCGTAATGTAAGGCCCCCAGTTGACTCCAAAACCGTGCTAAAGATCTCTCTTGCTCTACTGCTGGCCGTAAGGTGCCGCCAGAAAGAGGCAACCCTCCAGCTGTTGGCTCAAATTTACCACAAAATAGAAGAAGACCAGGCTAAATCAGTCATGAATCGCCTGATCTACCTCCTCGAGCCATCAGAAAGGGACTGGATGAAGGGTTTAGCGTAAATCAGGAGTCCCCCCTGGGGTAAAGGAAGCCGCTGGAAGGCCGAGGCGCTGGCCCTGAGCCCCCACCTGATGTCTCGATAACTGCAACAACAGAATCTCGAACAAGGACTCGCCTGAGGTCTATACTAAAAGAGGCATCTGCTGAGGAGGTGACCGCAGTAACGGAGTTAATTGTAATGTCGGCAGCCATAGCGATCAGGTAAGAAGTGGTTCCGTTGTTCCGCAGTCGACTCCCATACCAGTACTGCTTGTGGTCATGTAGTATTTCGAGTTGTCGCTGTTGAATATAACATTCATACTCCCAGCACTGGTGGTTCCCCATTGCCTATTAGTAGCACTCGAGGAAGTGGGGTAATAGTATATGCTATCCTGAGGCAGGAAGAACGCAAAGGTATCGCTAACGCCAGGGTAGTAGTTGGTGGTCTGCTTTCCCCAGGAAATTGGAGGGGCGGCAATCATCTCACCATACCCGTCTGGCCTGCCGCTAGAGACGTTATGGCCCACCAGTATATTCATGTTATAGTCAGTACTGCTCAGAGTGCTGTTTATCGGATAAGCTCCAGCGTTGATCATCATAGGATCATGGTTAGTCCACGGAAAATACGAGCTCGCTTTATTATTGACCGTGCCATCCCAACTATCGTCTGGATAAAACATCCCCTCGGCAACACCAGGATCCCAGAACAAGGCCGTTCTATTCTGTGTCATCAAAACACCATCACTGGTATCAGACGTCCAGAATTGGAAATCACCGTTTGCCGGTAAACTCCCATTGACATCTATGTCGATATTGATGCTAAGAGTAGTAGAAGTGCCCAGGTCGCCTGGTGTCGTGGTATACGTTGAGTCACTGTAAATAGAACATGAAGTTGGCGTCGTACTTGACCAACTCACATAGTAATACATGTCGTGCGTTGTCCCAGTAATCCAACTGGTAACCGTCCTCTTGACACTCCTTTTAGTTGTACTCGCATCAGGGTGAGCACTTACTGTAGTATCCGTTCTGCCCGCCAGTGCCGTATCAAACAGATACACCAAAGCATCATGACGGGTACCTGAGTCGACCCAGGAGATCGTATGAGCCAGGGAATACGGCATCTGCGTCACTAAATCTGGACTAGGGTGCCGAAATCGGTATGGGATTTTTTGTGAGATTTTCTGAGGGGTCTCT